TGAGCGCATCGCTGCGGTCCTTGATCCGTTTGCGCAGCGCATCGCGCGTGTCTTTGTCGAGCGAGGCGGCAATCGCGCCGAGGTCGGTCGCCACGGTCTTGAGCGCGGCCGGCGTCGACGCGGCATCGATGCATGCGGTCCATTGCGCGGGCGTCAGCGCCGCGGCGGTCGCCCCACCGAGCGCCCAGGCGGCCAGCTGCGCGCCCGCGTCCTCGGTGATCGGTTTGTCGAGCGGAAACAGATCGCGGTGTTGCGCCTGAAGCTTGATCGGCAGCGGGATGCCGGGCTTGTCGGCCATCAGCAGAAAACTCGCCGTGAGTTCGTAGGGCAGATTTTTTTCACAGACGGGAATCCAGCCGTTGAGGCCGGTGAGCGATTGCTTCTCGCGAATCTCCATCTTGCCGCCCTCGCCGCGGACCATTTCGATCTTGGGCTCGGCGCGGAAACAGAGAATCAGGTGCGCGCGCAGCTGGAGCAGGCGCTGCACGAATTGCTTGTGCGCCATCTTGGGTTTGATCCACGCGGCCATGCGGCAGGCCTCGCGCTTTTTCCAATCGTCGCCCGCCATCCGATCGAGTTCTTTTTCCTGCCAATCGAGCACGCCCCCATCGCCCGCCCACACGTGCGAAGTCGAGTCGACGACGATCACCGGGTACTGCGCGTTGTCGGCGGCGGCAATCGCGTCGGCGTAGCGCTCGGGCGTGAACGGCGGCGTCAGGTCGCCATGGTCGAAGCGGAAAAAATCCGCGTAGGCGCGCGCACGTGACGCCTCGGTGTCGATGACGGCGAACGGCCGATCGCCCGCGATCCCTTTCGCGAGCCGCATCGCGGTGAAGGTTTTCCCGCTGCCGGTTCCGCCCGACAGTCCGACCAGCAGCGGGACGTTCTCTCGGACGGCAGGGCGGAAGGTGAACGCCATCAGCGCCGCGCCTCTTTCAGTAGTTCCTTGGCGGTATCGATCAATTGCTCGAGCGCGCCGCGGAACCGATTGGCAATCGAGGGCACTTCATCGACGTAGTCCATGTACGGCGCGACGGTTTTCAGTTTTGTGTTCCAACCTTTCAACTCGTCGGTCCAGTCGAGGATCACGACGCGCAGATCGGGCGGCGGTTCCTTCTCACGGCGAACACGATCCGACGCGAGCCGCCTCGCCCTGGCCTCAACCTGATCGGGCCGTTCGAGCTTTCCGGCGACCACCTCCTCTTTCAGTTTTTCGCGAATCGGTTCAGGTGCCGCGTTGACGGCGCTCCGCATCGCGGCGACGGTCGTGTGCGTGGGCTTCGACCTCGTGCGGTCTTTCCCTTGGCGGGCGAGGGTTTGCACGTATTCGCTACCGCCCCACTGTTTCGCGGCGTGCGCGGTTTTCGCGGTGAGGTGGCCGGCCTCGATCACGTCGCGCTCTTTCCTATCCATGGATAGGGAGATATTGCAGAGTGTACCGACCCACTCGGCCGCCAACCCGAGGCGATCCGCGACGACTTGAATGGCCCCGCGTTCAGGTTCGCCGTTCGCTTTGCGACGGGCGCGCTCGATCTCGACCGTGCGCTTAACCGCGTCGGATTTTTCGAGATCAGTTAACCCTTCTCGTTGCAGGTTTTCCGCGAGCGCGCGAAGCGACATTTGCGCGTCGGTGAGATCCAGAATCTCGACCCGCGCTGAGGGTACCTTCAAGAGCTTCAACGCGCGCAGGCGTCGATGGCCGAACACGAGCTCGACCTGCCCGCGCGCGTTGCGTCGTCCTTGAAGCGTGCCGTTCCAAAACCCCTCGGCCTTGATCTCGTCGGCGAGCGATCGGATCGCCGTCGCGTCGAACTCGGACCGCGGCTGGAATGGGTTGTCAACGATTTCGTTCAACGGCACGTCCCGGTGCATGACTACTCGCCCTTGGTCGCCGATGATCCGTCGTCGCCGTTCGCGTCGCCGCTATTGAGCGCGAGCCGCGTGATCTGTTTCGACATGTCGTTGATGACTTTCGAAACGAGTTGCGTCTGCTGGCCGATCGTGCCCTGCATCTCGGCGATCGTTGCGAACTGTGAAAGCGTCGCGTCGATCACGTTGAAGTTGGCCTTCAGTTTTCCGTTCAGGTTCCCGCCTTCTTTGCCAACACGCTCCAGCACTTCAGCTCGGAGCACCGCGAGCGCGTCGAGGGCCGGTTGTACGGGGTTCTGTTGCTGAGCAGTCATCGTGTCGTCCTTTCTCCCTAACCGCGTTGATTGGGACGTGGCCGCCGGAATTGGCTGCCGGTCCCGCCGCTGTTGGTATTCCGGGTCTAGCCCCGAAATAGGTTTCATAAAACGACCCTGCTGGCACGTGATCGTCCGCCGCAGAGCCCGGCCGGTTGCCTTTCCTGTGCGGAGCCAAGTCGGGCTTGACCACCCGCCGCACAGGCTCGATCTTGCTTAGCGGCCCGTCGTACATCGGTGTCGTCACGACTCGAGTTCCTTTTCGAGCCACCACGCTTCGTGAATTGGCGGCAGCGTCGCGTAGCACGTGCGGCGCGGATACCCGGGCCAGCGTTTCGTGCGCATCGCTTCGCGCCAATGTTCGAGCGCGTACAAGCATTTTTTTTCGGCCAGGAGGAGCGCATCGGGGTTGAGGCTGATCACCGACAGCGCGTACGGCGGATAGGTTTCCTGCACTGCGAAGCGGAACGTCGCCTCGTGGCCCGTCAGGGCGCGGAGGCCGCGCCGGTACCACGCGGCTTGCAGATCGAGGCCCGCGAAAAACATCGTGCGCGTCCAGCCATCGGGGCTCGCGGTTGCGCCGGTCGTTTTGTAGTCATCGATCGCCGGACCGATACGCACACCGTTTTGCTGGGGCCGCAGCCAATCGAGCCGCGCGCGGCACCACACATCGTCCTCGACCCACACGAGCGTGCGTTCCGGCTGGCCGTCGAGGAACATGTGCTCGCTGCCATCGGTGAACTCGGCCAGCTGTCCGCGGGCACTCATCACCATCGCTTGCACGTCGGCCCAACGCGCGGCCAGGAGCGGCGTTAGGCCGACCTCGTACGCGGCGTCGCGCTGCAGCTTCGCGTCGTTGGTTCGATAGTCTTTCGCGTCGATGATGACGAGCGCGCGTTTCCCTTCGAGCAGGAGCGCATGCGCAGCGGTGCCGATGTCGAACTTCTCGGCGTCGTCCTCGATCGCGGCCGGGTTCAGCCGCGGATGCGCGTACCACGCGTGGGCGGCGGAATCGAGGCAGAGCATTTTGCAAATCGAGGACGAGAGCGACGGCTCGGGACACGGATCGGCGTGATAGGCCGTGGCCGGAATGTCGTACACGCCGGGCTCGGTAATCAGGCGCCCCGCTGGTGCAGCTGCGGTGGCAGGTTCAGGCGTTCCCGCTCCAGGCGTTCCGCTTCCAGTTCCGCGATCGCGTTTTTGAGCAGACATGCGGCGATGGCCTCCACGATCACGTCTTGCAGGTCAGGCGGCAGCCGGTCGAATACCGGCTCGCGCGCGCGGTCACGATCCATCACGCGACCTGTTCTTTCCGGCGAAAGCCCCGGGACGGGTCCGGGCCGAAACGCAGCTGCTCGGGGTTGACGTGCAGGGCTTCGGCGAGTTGCACGACGGTGAGCCATTGCGGGCGGCTGTGGCGGTCCGCTTCCAGGCGGCTGATCGTGTTTTGTTTCACGTGCGACAGCCGCTCCAGTTGGGCCTGCGTCAGGCCGCGCCGTTCCCGCAGCGACCGGAGGTAAAAAAGTTTGGGCTGAGCCATAAGGAAATCCCCTAAACGTCGAACGCGAAGGCGGATCGTAACGCCCGCAAAAACTCTGTCAAGCATGTCCGGATTACCGAATGTTTTGAGGGATTTCGATCGAGGGCTTGCCTAATATCCTGAATCGGATAAAATGCCCGACGCTATGGAGTGGTTACGGGTCCGATCTTATTTTGCTAAGGTTTTCGAGGCGTCAGGCTTGACGCAACAAGCGGTGGCCGATGCGGGCGGCTTGCCGGGGCAGAACGCGATCTCGCGCGTGCTCCAGAATGACAACCTCGGCCCCTCGGTCGAAACCTTCCTCCGCGCGGTGCGCGGGTGCGGGATCGACCTCTCGCAATTCTTTTTCGACTTGGAATATCAGGAGGCCCTCGAACACGGACACATCGATCGCGCCCCACTCATTCGCCCGTTATCCCAGGAGGCCGTTCCCTATGATCGTCGCATTCCACAATCCGGCGACCGACACCCCCGACTCGACCACGACGCGTTCGAGGCGATGGTCCGACGACAGTTCGCCGAGCTGCGACGCGAACTCCGATCTTTACGTGCGCTGGATGAGGGCCGCCGATCGGATGACGCTGATCATGATGGATCATCCGCGGTTCGCGCTGTCCATCGTCGCCGCACTCGAAAGTCTGCTTGAAGGCTGGCGCGAATGGGTGTGACCGCCGACCTAAACGCATGCCGGGCTGGCGTGCAAAAAAGCAATGGATCAACTGGTTTCCCAACGCTACAATAAGAATGTTCTATCTAAGCGGCGCCCGCGCGGGGCGGTCACCCCACGTCAGGCGCCTAAACCGTCAACCTAGTGTGAGTAGGTCGAGCGGCCTCCCGTGATTGTAGTGGGGCCTTCGACCCGGAGGCGACCCGAATGCCCGAGAAGAAACGACCCGACGATCTAGATCTTCCGACGGATATCTACGCGCGCAAGTCGACCGAGCAAGACGCGGACCCCGAAGCGAAATCCGTCGCGCTGCAAGTGAACGCGGCGCGTGGGTTCATCACCGAGAAAGGCTGGCCGCTCGCCCGCCACGAGGACATCGATGACGCGGTGAGCGGCGCCGAAACTCAACGCCT